GAACTAGCGCACTAATAAAATTGCCTGTTTCTAGTGCCATTAGAAGTACCCGCCTGTATTCATTACTCTCATTTCTGAGCCAGAATGTCTATCCTTATTGTCTTGCTCCTGTAGGTCTGCAAGACTTTGCCTTACAGCCTTCTCCCATAGAGGAACTCTCGCATCATTCATTAGGAATGGCTCTGCCTGTAAGAGCGATCCATAGAGGTATAGATGCGGTGCATTTGTAATAACCCAGTTGGTTGTCGCGGAATCTGACAATGCATCAAACTGCTTATAGTAGAGCATACTTAGAGACACCGCTGAAGCTGGAGCTGGACCCAGATAAAACTGATCCTGGATAATCGTATAAGCGTTCGGTGTTCCCGTTGTGCTGCCAGCCCAGACCCGGAACATCATCTCCGGGGTTAAGTAAGCCAAAGACCTTATCGGGTTTGTGCTTAAATGAAATTCCTTCATCTGCAAGTAACCAGAGGGAAGATCATAGTTCCTTTGTGCAGCCACAGTGGTGATAGAAGTATCCAGAGTTTCCATACCTCTCACCCTCAATGGTCTGATAACCATTGCTTCACATAGAGCAATGAACTCCGGTATTCTCTCAGTCAGATCATCCCTGTCTAGCCAATTAGCTACACTGGTCTGAAGCTCACCATAAGTCGAAATTGCCATCTATCTTGTCAGTTCAGTAATATAAACTGATGCTGTGCTTGCCCCGGTAATCGCTGAACACTGAGCTGATTGACTTACACGGAAAAAGTAAGGTGTACCACCTGCGATATAAGTGGAGGATGTCGTGGCAGGTCGATCTGGATCAAAGGCAACGAAGCAACCAGCAGTTGCAGTTACCATAACTGTATTTGTATCCGCTGCAAATGAAGATGTTGCGGTTGCACCACTGGATGTCGTTGCGGATAATGTATGGGTCGTTAATGGCCTAATAACATTATTAGTTCCTGATAGATTCATCATATCTTGTTCCTCTATAAATTGGTTGGTGATGTTTTGAAAAACCTGTTATCAGGATCATTCAAATATTTCTTGAGAAGATTCTTGTCTTTATCTATTGCGTAATCCGTGTCAAGCTGCCACTGTTCCCATACATTGTTGGGAATAGAAGCCACTCGATGCCAGGTACCCCTTTTACCAGGAGTTAGCTTATCACCATACTCGTTCATCATCATTTTATTATGATCTATGATAGGCTGCACATCTTGTAATGTATTAAACGTAGTTCTACCATCGGAATGTTCAACCATATCCGTTCGCCTTCCAGGCATGTATTCAAAAACCGTTCTCCTAGACATACCCTATGCCCCCTATCTTTTGCGCTGTGCCACCTTCTGGTGGATAAGCTTTTTCCAACCATTCACGAGAAGTCGCTGGAACAGGCTTTTTGTTTTCCCGTTTAGTCTTTTTCATCTTAGACATCTTCTTCACAATCTCTTCTAAATCTTTCATTTTTTATTTTCCTGGTAAGAAAACCCATCACTTAGAAAACCATAACGAACCCCATAATGAGGGATCACAATTCCAAGCGGGAATTCTCCACTGAATTTAAGAAGTGGACAGCCATGAGGTAAGTAAATCTCTATACCTTTACCCTTGGCAAAGCCAAGCAAATACTCACAGTTAGGTCTTTCATCCCTGTATTCAGTTGCATGGCCCCACTCGCCTTCATCATCCATGTCCACACCCCACAAACCAATTCTGTCATACTTCTCATATATGGCAAGTGCAAGCATGTAAGCAATAGATGAATTAAAATAATCACCCACTAGCATAGATACCTTATCCAATGGATACTCAACTGCATTAGGTATGTCTTCATAGGCTTGCTGCATGTACAACTTACCCTCAAGATTTCTTAACCGATCTTCATAACCCTGTCGGTAGAACGAGGGAGTTGCAGCCCTGATGCACTCCAATGGATGAATATCAAACAACCTGTCAAAGTGTGGATACTTTCCTTCATCCCACGGTAATCCCCACACATCCCAATATGGGCTCGTATAGGGTGCATCATTGTGGGTGGATTCTGCCAGCCCAACAATCGCTACCTGCTTAAATCCCATTGTTACTTATTAGGGTGTCAGGTATAGTAAAGTTACCGGACACACTCACCCTCTCTGCCTCTACCCAGAACGGGTGAACAGAGTGATCCAGGGTGGCAGGAAACATAAGCACCATATTGTCTGCTGGAGTAACATCCCACTCCCTCACAGATAGTGGGCTTATAGATTCTCCATACTTAAAGAAAATATGTCCAGCAGATTTAACATTTGAATCCGCTTGTTCTTGAAATATAATTTCTGGAACTTTTAGATATATTACGAAAGAAACAATACCATGATGTTGATGATTAGGATTATGATCATACCTTTTCTGATAATTAACCCATAGATTCTGTATGCCTATTCCAAACTTTGATTTTCCTGGTACAAAGTTCAACCTGTGTGCACCGTAGTGTGCAGTCATAAAGTCAAACCATTGGAATAAGATACCAGTTAGCTCTTCCCGAACTGTATCTATGTAATCATCACTATAACTATATGAGCCACCAAAATACATATTTCCAGCAAGTTGGCTGCTGAAGTCGTGCTCTTCCTTCTTCCTTATTTTATTTCCTTCTTTTAGTAAAGATTTTTTCAGCTTATCAGTGATAAAGGCTACATATATACACGGACCAAAAGGAAATATTACCTTTCCACCTTTGCCATCATCTGCGCTCGGACAACCAATAGTCATTTCTCGATGAGCAACCTGCCCACCCTTTCCATCCTTCGGACTAACAGTTTCTTTTTGTTTCATAAGATCGGGGGTGGTTTTACCCACCCCCTAATTACCTCTTACGCTTTAACGTCAGTTAGAAAACCACTCGAAGCTTCGTTCTTCGCTTCAAGACCATACTCACAGACTAACATCTGTTTGACTGAGTCTCCGGTCTTAGCTAGTAACTCTGTCTTAAAAGGTCTGAGATAAGACACAGACCAATAATCAAAGTCAATGAAGAACACATCCTTCTCTTGGAATTGGTTTCTATCACTCACGATCTTAAAAGTACCAAAATCGCTCACATATACGTCAACTGCTGAAATAACATGAGCGGGTGATGGACCATCAGCTTTGGTACGCATCGGGACAGCAACGGTTGCCGTAGCAGGTTGTGTCGAGAAAGCTGAGATCGACTGCTTAATAGATGGTTTACATATAATGGTATCTGGATCACCACCAGCCTCATATACTGTCTTGATAACGCTTCTTAAACCAAGTTCAGTAACAGAAGCAGTTGCAGTAGCATAAGTTGGTTGGTCAGAACCATCACCAGTCGGTGCAGCAGGTGAACCGCTTGTCGGGTTCATTGAAACATAACCCGAATTAAGCCAAGTGCTGAGTCCAGCACTCTTTCTGGCTGTAGAGTTAGTACCAACAACATAAGCTATGTTGTTTGTAAGCATGAACTCTATGTCGCGCTTCATTTGCTTGGCTTTCTTCGCTAACTGGTAAGCTTGCGAGGATTTTCTGCCAGCATAATCGACCGCTTCGTTGGTGCCTGATGTTTGAATTGAATAAACACTTATCTGCGTGTAATTAAGTAATCGCGTAGGATTAGCCCTTGCATCAGATGTCGGGTCATTACCCTCTATCTGTTGGTTTGCTGTACCTGCAGCAATAGTATCAGTCTGCCACTCAAACTTAGTTGAATCTGCAGTGCCTCTACCACAACCACTGAAAAAGGGAGTATCCATAGGAGCGATATTATAGATTACATTCGACAAGTCTTCCCTGATACCTACAGCACCGTAGGTAATGGAAGTGTTTGTTGGAAGTGCCATAATTTTTTTCTCCTAATTTTGTATATCTACAAAGTCCTCCAAGAGAACAGCTGCATCTCTGTAGTGTCCACTAGCTCGGAGTCTTTTCATATTCGCAGCCCTCTTTGATTTGTCGCTGTCAGACTTCTGCACACCTTTGCCACTCCTGGTGACTTTGGGTTTGTTCTTTATCTTTTTAGACTTAACTGTTTTGACTTTCTTCTGGTCATCTTCCCAAGCTTTAGCTTGCATTAAGATTAGAATAGAACGGTGATCGAAAAGCTGTGCTAACTCTTCCTCGGCAAAGCCCTTGGTAAAAGCGAACTGTCTCAGTTCACCAGCAATCGCTTTCTGTTTCACTGGATCTCCCCAATCGGGAAGGATACTGACTAACTTTTG